CCAGAAGAAAGTGTACACAGTGAAGCGCCCGAATTAGAAAGAATACAAGATTTAGTTAAGTATAGATAAGGAATAGTAAAATGAGATTGCACCATTTATTTGAACGAGAGCAGAGTAGAGAAGAACTTAAAAAGATGCAACGCATCTATGCTAAAATGCAAGAAAATCCAGCAGTTATTGATGAGCTATGGAAGACAGTATCAACTATGACAGCCGCAGAAGGTGGTGAACTTAAAAACAGAATACTAGTAGCGGTAGATCCAAAAAATACAGGTGCAGAACAAGACCAAACATACGCAGAAGGCTTTATTGAAGGCTTAGTTAATGCTATCGATAAAACTGAAGGCACTACAGAAGAAAGAATTGCGTTTGCTAAGAGTTTAGGCAAAGTAAGCCACATTGATACTAATGCACTACTACAGCCATTAAGTGGATGGGGTGACTGGTTAGTTGGCAGTGAATTTGCTAAAAGACTATTTGAAACATTATTTCTTGATCCAGCATTTTTACAAGCAAACAAAGGACCTGGTGAATTTGCACTTGCAATATTAAGTCCAGATATTTCGCTTACAGGTGCCAAAGGTGATATTCAAGTTAACGGCAAACCAATTGAAGTAAAGTCAGGAAAGACTTCTTCGGGTGGTAGATTAACACCAACTGATGGAACACTAGGACAGTTATATAAGAACGCAGAATTTTGGAGAGACTTAGTAGGGTCAGAAGATGAAACTGGCTTAGCTGGAATACTAGCAGGTGTTAATAAAGTAAATGCTAATACTTACACACAGTTTTTAGAAAAGTATAATTTAGATAACAAACAGTCCACTCAAATACTAACAGCAATATTTAAACACCCAGGTGCATTACCATTGGCACAGAAAATTGGTAGCATGGGTACAAATGCAAAAGCATCTGACTTAATTAAACTAGCAGTTAAGAACTATGGTGCATCACAGGGTGATGATCATTTCTTAATACTACAAAAAGATATTAGAGCAAGTTTATACTTTGATGTAGATAACTTAGATCCTGTAATTAGCAGACTTTCATTTTCATTACCATTAATTGACAGTGATGCAAGAAGTCAAGGTAAAGCCCAAATTGGCATACTAAAGAAAGCCAGATAATATGTGGGAAATAATTGAACGCATGGCAACCGAACGTTTGTGGATTTACACAGCACTAGCAGGCAGTGTTTTTGGCGCATTATTTATTGCATATATGCGTGGTACAAGAATTAGCTTTTGGACATTCAGCAAATGGTCCGCACTATTAACTTTCCTTACAACCCGTTGGGGTTGGACATGGTTACAACAAGATCCAGAAGCATGGAAAAAACTAAACCCAGAACTTACTAAACGAATAGAATCATTAGAAAAACGCATCAAATTCCTTGAAGCTACCAAAAGATAATCTTAAATGAAACAACTATATCTGGTATGCACTCGTAGTGCAATCACAGCCAGCGCATTAACCTACATAATTAATTCAAGCCCAGACTTTTATAACATGGCACACAATAACCTGTGGCTGGAAGAAAATAGTGAATGGTTTGGTAAAGCACACATTATTAATGATTGGTGGAATGTAGCTGACGACATTAGAAAAGCATATGATCCAGATTTTAGAAATAATATAGAGTTGTCAGAAGAGAAACTAATTGCGGCATCTACTGCATGGCAAAAGTTTCCTAGTTCCAAGAATTTATGTTTATTTACACATGCACGTAATACCGCAGACATTATGGCGTATGCAAAAAAGAACAACCTACCTGTTAAAGTTATTACTACAGTAATGGGTAACAATTCACATCACTTTATTAATGCATTTTTACGCAGAGAATATAACGAATACATGAATTCGTTTGATCAGCAATTTGAAATATGGAAATACATATATTATCAGCTTAGTAAACAAGACGAAGTATGGCAAGAATCATATGACTATTGTTTTCAAATGTCTGATTGGTTACATAAGCCACACAGTTTATACACTAAACTAAATGTAGCAGATTGTTCGGATATTAGCATATGGACACAACAGTACCTAAAATGGAACGACAGTGATGATATAATCAACCCAACAAATTGTTCATTAAAAAAAGATATAGCAAGAAGCATGGAATTGCTGACTTGGCTATATAACAACAACACTTCCCTTCAACAATCCGGTTCTGAAAAGATAAAGTTTGCAATTTTACTCTATGAGAACTATCAAAAAAACTACACAAATAACTCCAGTGAACTCGTAAATGATGTTCAAAAAAAGCTCGGTATTGACTTGACAAATAGCGTATAATACGTTATTATAGTTATAGTTAAATATTAATTATAAACGGAGAAGTAAATGACATTCGCACCAGCAGACGTAGAAAAGCTAAAGCACCTTATTAAAGAAGGCATTCAAGTAACACAGGAAGTAGAAACACTTCGAGAAGGACTTCGCGATACTGTAAAAGCAATTGCAGAAGAAATGGACATTAAGCCATCAGTGCTTAATAAAGCAGTTCGTATTGCTTACAAAGTTGAGTTTGCTAAAGCACGTGAAGAATTTGATGAACTAGAAACAATATTATCAACTGTAGGCCGCGATCAATAAATGGCATATGTAGATGGGTATTTTGACAGACAACGTGACGTTCTACGAGTTGTAGAACGTAATGACGGCAAACGGGAGTTCAAAGAATTTCCAGCACGTTATCAATTTTATTATCAAGATCCACGAGGGAAATTTACAAGTATATTTGGTGATAGTTTAGATCGAGTAGTATGTAATACAAGCAAAAAGTTTAATACTGAGAAAAAGATACACGGACATAAGAAGTTGTTTGAGAGTGATCTCAATCCATTGTTTCGTTGTTTCTCAGAAAACTATGATGCAACTGATACACCTAATCTACAAACAGCTTTCTTTGATATTGAGACAGACTTTGATCAAGAGAAAGGCTTTGCACCACCAGAAGATCCATTTAATCAAGTAACAGCAGTTAGTGTACACCTAAGTTGGTTAGAGCGTACAATATGTTTAGCTATTAAACCTAATACATTAACTAAAGAAGAAGCTACTAAAATTTGTGATAAGTTTGAAGACACAATGTTGTTTGATACTGAAAATGCAATGCTTGAAGCATTTCTTGACTTAATTGATGATGCAGATATCTTAACTGGCTGGAACAGTGAAGGATTTGATATTCCATACATGGTTAATCGTATTGGTCGTGTACTAAGTAAAAGCCACACACGTAAGTTTTGTTTATGGGATCTATATCCTAAACGCAGAATGTTTGAACGGTTTGGCGCTGAGAACGAAACATTTGACTTAATTGGTCGTGTACATTTAGACTACATGCAACTATACCGCAAGTATACATATCACGAAATGCACAGTTATAGTCTAGATGCAATTGGCGAGTATGAACTTGACTCACGCAAAATTGAATACGAAGGCACACTAGATCAGTTATTTAATAATGACTTTGAAACGTTTATTGCGTATTCAAGACAAGACGTTGACTTGCTAGTAAGACTTGATGCAAAGCTACAGTTTATTGATTTAGCGAATGTGCTGGCACACGCTAACACAGTGCTTCTACAAACAACAATGGGTGCTGTTGCACAAACAGACCAAGCTATTGTTAACGAGGCGCATCAACAAGGCTTTATTGTTCCTGATAAAAAGTATGACAAAGATACAACACAAGCCGCGGGTGCATATGTTGCAGATCCTAAACGTGGGATGCACAAATGGATTGGCAGTATGGATTTAAACTCACTGTATCCTAGTATTATTCGTAGTTGCAATATGAGTACTGAAACTATTATTGGCCAAGTACGACATACGTTTACAAGGGAATTACTTGAAAAGGCTAAAACTATTCCAGAAGCATGGGAGGGTCGTTTTGCAACACCTGAGTATGAATTAGTTATGGAAAAAGATACAACAGAAATAATGCACATTGACTTTGAAGGTGGTGAAAACTTTGAAGCAACTGGCGCAGAGATTTATGAGATTGTATTTAACAGTGGACAGCCTTGGATTATTAGTGCAAACGGCACAATCTTTACTTACGAGAAAAAAGGTATTATACCTGGGCTACTAGAGCGTTGGTATGCTGAACGTAAGATTCTACAAAAGAATGCAATTGATGCACGTGAAGAAGGCGGAGACAACTTTGCGTATTGGGATAAACGACAGCTAGTTAAGAAGATTAACTTGAACAGTTTGTATGGTGCGTTACTTAATCCAGGCAGTAGATTCTTTGATAGTAGACTAGGACAATCAACTACACTTACAGGGCGTAGTATTGCAAGGCACATGGCTGCTAAAGTAAATGAGATTATGGCAGGCGAATACGATCATGTAGGCGATTCAATTGTTTACGGTGATACTGACTCTACGTATTTTAGTGCATATCCTATGCTTAAAGATGAAATTGAGAAGGGTGAAATTGAATGGACCAAGGATAGTATTACTGCATATTACGAAGCAGTATGCGAAGAAGTAAACAAAACATTTCCTAACTATATGAATAAAGCGTTTCATACTACAGTAGATTTGGGTGCAATTATTGCTGCTGGTAGAGAGATATCAGCACAGTCTGGATTGTTTATTACTAAGAAGCGTTATGCGGCATTAGTGTATGACAATGAAGGTAAGCGTGAAGATACAGATGGCAAAGTTGGTAAAGTAAAAGCTATGGGATTGGACTTGAAGCGTAGTGATACGCCAGCATTTATGCAAGAGTTTCTCAAAGAATTACTAATGATGACACTAACTGATAGCACAGAAGAAGCAGTTATTAAACGTATTATTGAATTCCGTAAAGAATTCCGTGGCATGGAGAGTTGGAAGAAAGGCACACCAAAGCGTGTTAACAATCTAACAAAGTTTCGTGGCATTGTTAATAAGTATGATAAAACAAAGAACAACGCTATTAGAGATGGACGTAGTGCTAACGATATTAAAAAGCCTGCATTGCCAGGACACGTTAGAGCTGCATTAAACTGGAATACGTTGCGTGATATTAACAGTGACAAGTACAGCATTGAAATTAATGATGGTATGAAAACAATTGTATGTAAGCTAAAAGATAATCCATTGGGTTATACAAGCGTAGGTTATCCCACAGACGAAAAGCGTTTACCTGAATGGTTTACTTCGTTACCATTCGATGATGATCTTATGGAGCATACTATTATTACTAAGAAGCTAGACAACTTATTAGGTGTGTTAAAGTGGGATTTAGATGCAGGTGCTGCACGTAATACGTTTGCTGACTTGTTTGACTTTTAATAA